TCAGCAATTCTACTCATCGTGAATTATTTCTGGTTTGTTCCAGATATTAACAGTTTCTCCTTTATTAGAGCATTCGTAAATGACCCATCGGTCTTTACTTAACCCATCCAAGTCATCTGGTAGTTGGTTGCTTAGTATAAAAATATGTGGAGGATTAAAGACCTTCACACCTGTCTCGTATTTTGTATTACAAACCATTCCGTTCTTAATTGATTCAATTGCGGAAAAACTTAACTTACTATGGTCTCGCGGTAAATCCCAAATCATAGCGAGAACTTCTTCTTCACAACTATATACCAGATTCACCAAATCGGCACATTTGCCGCCATTACAGAATAATACTTTATATTTAACATATAACCATTTACACATATCACTTTTACCCGCCCCGCCTTCTCTATCCCAAAACCAATACACTTTGCGTTTATCAACGGGCGCAAGATAAAGTGAGAGAATTAGTTTTTGTAAAGTATTAAAATTTTCCTCTTGTATTATTTCAAGAGGTTTGGGAAAACCATAAGATTTCACAGTTCCATCCTTAGAGCAGTATTTATAATTTTGCTCCTCGGTTCCCTTACAGGGTTCATAATGAGGATTATTAGGCAGTAATATTTCAGAAATCCTCATCTTCTTTTTAAGCGCCATAAAACCTTGAAGGTGCTTTTTACCAGTTGTGGGACACGATTCAATACCAAAAATCCATTTTTTACAAATATATGATAAACGTGTCTCTATTATCTCTAACTTATCAATATCATCAGGGAATAGAGTAAAACAATAGTATATTCTCTGTATTTCTTGCTTCTTTGGCGGAAGTTTAGTATTACCTTCCGCCATCTCTACTGTCTCTAATAAGAGATAAAGAGAATCTTTAAACCGATTTAAACGCGTTTAACTTTGTAAATTAATATAAAGATATAATAATAACAATATAAAGAATGGCGTATGGTCGTAAATATACTCCACGTAAGTCTCCGCGCTCTACGCCACGTACCCCTCGTACTCCCCGTGCTACCCCCCGTCGTAACTATCGTAAAAAGATGCCTATGGTTTCGTTTGCGAAAAAAGTTAATGAAATTATTGCGAGAAATGTTGAAAACAAATTCACGGATACACTAAAGTATAATGATGGTGTAGCAAGAACTGACGGTTCCTCAGCATATACATTTTTTACTTGGACTCCAGGAAAAGATGCTACAGGTAGTCGCTTGTTTAATATTGCGAATGGAACATATGAGCAAAGGCGTATTGGAAACACAATTACATTGAAAAGATGGATTATCAAAGGATTAATCCAGCCAGTAAAATCAGCAACAACAATTATGGAAAACTCATATATCGGTTTCGTAGATGTGTATTTTGGAAAGTTAATGAAAAATACTGAACCTGTGGGGAACACACTTGATAAATTGTATCAAAATGGACAAATAGCAAATACTCCAACTTGTCTTTCAACAGATATGTTGAATCCAGTAAATAAAGATAAGTATAAAGTTTATTACCATAAACGCTTTAAGATGGGCGCTGCCTCAGATTCTAAAACTTATGATACTGATACTCCTATGAACGTACATTCAGCTAATAATGATTTTAAATTAGCTCAAACCTTTGGTTTTGATGTATGTAAGTATATTCTAAAGAATAAACATATAAAATATGATGACATCACGGGAACAACTCCGTTTTTCGCACCTAATAATCCAGATATAGTTAATTTGACTATATGGGCTACTTGGACTCCTCAATCAGGACAAGCTACCGGCGCCTCAAGCAGGTCACTATATAGTATAGATTGTCTTACATACGCGGAGTATGAAGACGCATAAGAGCGAAGATCCTAGCGTAGCGGATCCTGAGCGAGACAATATAAAAAATATAAAAAAGGATTCGATGAAATCCCAATTTATATTTATCGAACAGCGCGTAGCGCGTGTGAGTCGGAGCCCTCCCTTGGGAGGGTTTGGGTGGGTGCTTTTACGTCCTTCACGAAAGAGTCAGCAATTCTACTCATCGTGAATTATTTCTGGTTTGTTCCAGATATTAACAGTTTCTCCTTTATTAGAGCATTCGTAAATGACCCATCGGTCTTTACTTAACCCATCCAAGTCATCTGGTAG